CGTCCTCATATGTGCAGGGTTCTTCAAATAGTTCTTGCATCTTTTGATGAAAAACTATTTCTTGTAGTTCTTTGAGATCTTCTTCTGTTAAAATCATTCTTCAAAAGACATTAAAATGTAACCATCTTTGCGATGATAATCTAGATGTGATTTACCCCATGGAATAACTCTCCATTCTGTAGTATGATCATGCTTCAGAATTAAGATTCGTAATCTTCTCATCGGGTTTTTAGGTATTTATACGGACAACCGAAAATAAATGGTCGGATGTCACGATATGCAAAAAATAGACTTTGTGATTAAATAGTATTGAACGCCTTCGGGGTTCACTACCTATAGACGCTCAATGGAGGTCACTATGTCAACACTAACCAGATACACAACCCGAGATATTCCAGCCATTCTTGACAATCTATATAACATGGATGATTGGTTTACTAGAATTAAAACATACCCAAACTCAATGCCTTCAAACTATCCACCATATAATGTAATTAAACTTGACTCAAGTAATGTTGTCATTGAAATGGCAGTTGCAGGATTCAAGAGAGAAGATCTTGAAGTAACTACCGAGAAGAATGTATTGACTGTATCTTCGTCAAAAGATGAAGAAGACACTAGAGATTATGCATACCGAGGATTGGCAAGACGTGCATTTAAAAAATCATGGGAGATTTCTGAAGACTCTGTGATTGATAGAGTCACATATGAAGATGGAATTCTTTCAGTTTATATTAAACAAGTAATTCCAGAAGAGAAGATGAAGAAAGTGTATGATATTGTCTAAATAGTACGCTACCCCCAAATATCATCGGCATGCCGGAAGGGGCCCTGGTCAGAATCAGGTGCCCCTTTCCTATTGCAAAATTTTGATGGGTGTGGTATGATGGCTGAAAGCAGGAGATCGTATGAATGTGCATGTAATGGAACTTGCAAATGGTAAAATTATCATTGCAGATGTAGAAGAACTTCCAGAAGAACCCTCTGCATATCTGAAGAATTGCAGAGAGATTGTTGAAGATATCACTGGTAGTGTTGGATTAAAAAAATGGCCCAAGTACACAGATGAACCAGATGTGTTAATATACTCAAAGTCAATTTTCACAATCTCTGAACCAACTTCTTACATTCTGGAAAAATACAAGGAATCAATCAATTCATGAATTTTTACACTAACATCCAATTAGTTTCTGATCAAATTCTTTATCGTGGTTATGAAAATGGTGAACGAGTAGCTTACCGAGATAAACTTTCTCCTACTCTTTTTGTTCCATCCAAGAAAGAAACCAAGTACAAGACTCTGGATGGACAGTGTGTAAAACCAATCAAGTTTCTGACTGTTCGTGAAGCCAGAGATTTCATCAAAAAGTATTCTGAAGTAGACAACTTTGAAGTCTATGGATACGAGAGGTTCTTGTATCAGTATATCGCTGATAAGTACCCTCAGGATGAGATTCGGTTTGATATGTCAAAGATGAGTTTGATCTGTCTTGACATTGAGGTGGAGTGTGAGAATGGATTCCCTGATGTAGAAAGTGCTGCAGAAGAGATTCTTTGTATCACTGTAAAAGATCTCAATACAAAACAATTGATTGTCTGGGGTACTCGTGAGTTTGAGAACAAACGAGATGATGTTCAGTATATTGATTGCTTTGATGAGAAGAGACTTCTGCATGAGTTTCTAACTTGGTGGACTCAAAATACTCCAGATGTTGTGCCTCGATGGAACGTATATCTTTATGATATTCCATATATTTGTCGTCGTATTGAACGTGTGTATTCCGAGAAACACATGCGGTCTTTGTCGCCATGGAATCTGATCAACTATCGTGAGTTTATGAATCATGGTCGCAAGAACATTGCTTATGATCTTGGTGGAGTTTCTTGTCTAGATTATCTAGATCTATACAAGAAGTTTACTTATACGAACCAGGAATCCTATCGTCTGGATCATATTGCTTTTGTTGAACTAGGACAGAAGAAACTTGATCACACAGAGTTTGAGAACTTCAAAGCATTCTATACTTATAACTGGCAAAAGTTTGTTGAATACAACATTCATGACGTAGAACTTGTTGATCGTATGGATGACAAGATGAAACTGATTGAGTTGTGTCTGACAATGGCATATGACGCAAAACAAAACTACGAAGATGTATATTCTCAGGTAAAAACTTGGGACAATATTATCTTCAACTATCTCAAGAAAGATGACATTGTTGTTCCTCCAAAGATTTCTCACAAGAAAGATGCAGCATATGCTGGTGCATATGTAAAAGAACCTAAACCTGGATTGTATGACTGGGTGGTGAGTTTTGACTTGAACAGTCTATATCCTCACCTGATTATGCAATACAATATTTCACCAGAGACTTTGGTTGATGAGAAACATCCAAATATCACTGTAGATAAAATCCTGACGCAACCAATCATCTATGATGAGAAGTATTGTGTTTGTGCAAATGGTGCTCAGTATCGTAGAGACATTCAGGGATTTCTTCCGAAACTTATGGAGAAGATCTACAATGATAGAACAGTCTTCAAGAAGAAGATGATCGCAGCAAAACAACAGTATGAGAAAACTCCTACTGATGAATTGATGAAAGAGATTGCACGTTGCAACAATATTCAGATGGCACGTAAGATCTCTCTCAACTCTGCTTATGGTGCAATTGGTAATGAATACTTCAGGTATTTCCGAATCACAAATGCAGAAGCGATTACTCTGTCTGGTCAAGTTTCAATTCGTTGGATTGAATCCAAGATGAATGAGTACATAAATAAAACTCTGAAAACTGACGGTGTAGATTATGTCATTGCTTCTGATACTGATTCCATTTATTTGCATATGGATCCTGTGGTTCAAGCTGTATTCAAGGGACGAGAGAAGACTGATAAGGGTGTTGTCAACTTCCTTGATAAGGTCTGTCAGATGGAACTTGAAAGGTATATTGAAAGTTCTTACAAAGAGTTGGCCGAAAAGGTAAACGCTTACAGTCAGAAGATGCAGATGAAACGGGAGAATATTGCTGACCGTGGAATCTGGACTGCTAAGAAACGTTACATTCTAAATGTATGGGACAGTGAAGGAGTTCGTTATGAAACGCCAAAACTCAAGATCATGGGTCTTGAAACTGCGAGATCATCTACGCCCGCTTATTATAGAGATAAACTCTATGAAGCGTTCAAGATTATTATTAATAGTGATAACGATGATCTTATTAAGTTCATTGATAAGATTCGTATTGATTCTCGCAATCAAGATATTGCAGATATTTCTTTCCCTCGTTCTCTTAATAATCTAGAGAAGTATAGAAGTTCTGCAGATCTGTACAAGAAGGGTACACCAATTCAGGTTCGTGGTGCTATCCTTTATAATGATCTAATTAAGAAGATGAAACTTGAAAGTAAGTATCCTCTTATTCAAGAAGGAGAGAAGATCAAGTTTGTTTATCTCAAAGAACCAAATCCAATTGGTGAAAACATTATCGCATATTTTCAAACACTTCCTGTAGAATTCAAACTACAGAAGTATGTTGATTATGCATTTAAGACCAGCTTTATTAAAGTTGAACATAGAAACAATCAAGCTATTAGTCAGATTCCAAGCTTACAAAAGGATAGACAAGAAAGCCTACGTAAGTACAT